GAATTGGCACAACGCCTCGCGCTGCATAGTCCAGGCAGTCTTGGCAATGCTTGGCCTGGCTGTCAAGGATGCGCCGCATCAGGCTATATCCTTGCCGTTCCTGGCGCATGGATGTGCCTTCCCAGTAAGCACCTCGCGCACTTTCAGCATACATCCCAATACGAGCAAGAGCCATGGGAGTAGATACGCTCCCAGCCAAAAGATCGCGAGCAAAAACCTCCAAATAACGGTATTCAGCACGAAGCCTCTGGCCGATGCGGCCCCATTCAACTGGAGTCATACTATTACGACCACCACTGCCGATCATCGCGGCCTGAGAGTGAGCCAGCTTCAACGCTTCTCTGACGCTTTGTTGCCACTGATCCAGCGTGATATCGCCACGATCAAGCATATTTGTATAACGGCGTAGGAGCCGACCAAGATTAGAAATGCGACCATCGACTAAAGCCTCCACGGCGGTTTGAGAAAGGAAACGTCCATTTGCTCCGCGATAACGCCCACTAATTGGGTCGTAGTTCCATTCAGCATCAAAGCGAACAATGGAAGCGGAGAATTCCGAAAGTGGATTAAGAAGGCTGGACATCCTCAGCCTCCAGAATGTCCTTAAACCGTTCCGGCGCTTCTTGCTTCCATTGATTCAATGCGGCGTCAATGTCCTCGTCGGAAATCAACGAAGCCTCATCCACGTCTCCCAACACTAAGCCACTGGTTTTTAGCGGTTCAATTGCATCTTGCTTTTGAGCAAGAAATTCTTCGTGCTTCTTCTCAAAAATGGAATGAGTGGAGCATGGCATGTAGATGGGGCCATCCTCTGTTTGCTCCACATGGAAACCTTCGCAGCCAATCCTGGCGGCAGTGGCCTCGGCTTCTTCTTGCGTTTTGTAAACGTGGGCATTGGGATTTTGAGCATCCACTTTGCTGCTAACCATCTTCGCCGGACCACGGCGCTCTGGATCAGGATCTGCCTTGCGCTTGCGAGCAACAATTGTTTGCCGTTCTTCTTTGCTCATAGCCTGAGCCTTGGCCTTAGGCAAACACTTTGGCTTGCCCTCTTTTTCTTCACGTCCGCCGCATGGCCCCATGATTTCGCCATTGGCGCCAATCCTCACCCACTCTTCTTTAAACCATTGCTCAAGATCATCGGCATGGATTTCACCTTCGTCTCCTTTAAAAGCGCCGCTCAATGAACCGTGCTTCTTCTTGAACATTTGCTTATATTGCTGCACCACATAGCCGCTGGCGTAAGCCGAAGGCCACACTTTGAACTTCGCTTTGGCTGCGCTAACAGCACGAGAATGCAGCTCCTTGTCTGTGAATTTCACGTCGCCACGCACTTTCTCAAGATCGCGGGGCAGAAACAAACCAGCCGAATCTTCCACTTCACGACTTCCATCCATCGGTAACGTGCCATTCTCCTCATTCATTGGATCGCGACCACCAGGCGGCACAGCAAAACCACCCCGCCCTTGAGTGGAACCACCCCCACCTTGAGCGGGAAGTTCGCGAATGACAGTTGGATCGAGGGTAAGCTCCATGCTCCACTCAGAACCGCCGTAACGGGCGTCCGCCACTTCCTTCGGACTCAGCACGCCAAGCTGGATGTAACGGCCATCTACAGCCGCCACACGCGCCCGCACGTCCGCCATTTCCCGCTCATTTAGTTCAAACAATGGGTTGAAGGAGATGCGCCACGACTCAGGCAGCTTTCCATTCGTCGGACCCTCTTTGCTCAGCATGATGTATTCCATCAGCTTCTTAATAGGCCGCTTGAAATGGACGCTTTGATAGTCAGCAAGCGTTTTTGCGAAATCACGCTCTTCACTACGGCCAGTAGAGCCCAGTCCGCTCGGGCTTTCGCCAAATAGTACGGTATGAGGAATTTTGCTGGCGCCAATAATGTCAACGCGCAGCTTTTCCAACACTTCTCCAATGCCGCCAAAATTACGACTAATAAATTCAAGCTCCTCCTTCTCCGCGTCAATCGCATAGCCGCGATAAACGCTCTTGCTCATATCATTAACTTGCAGCCTGTCCCTGACAGCACCTTCCTTTCCGGCTGCCAGCATCGCCGCAAGCCCCTTCACTTTATGCACAAAAATATCAAACTCAGTGAGCAACGTGGCCGCTGAATTTAAGCCAGTCCAATAGTGGCGGAAGCTGTCATAAACAGTTTGAAGGCTGCTCATGCCCCAGCCATAATTCCGCTGCCTAATGCGATAAGGCAGCCAATCCCCATCAAACCGCAAAATCCTATCCTTATGGATGTAGGACAACGTGGGTTCGTTAATTAAATCGCCGGAAATAATTTGATAGTAATTGGCCTTTGAATAGTCGTAGAGGTTTTCCTCAGAGATGACTGGGGCAATTTGCCACCTGTCCAAACATTCAATTTCCTCCACGCGACGAATGTTCCTTCTATCGACAGGCATATAAGCGGGACGACCATCATCAATAAACAGAAGTAGGCAAGCGCCTCCGTATAGACGAGAGTTCTTTGCTGCGAGGTTGAGGAATTCAAGGATGTAGAGGTCTTCAATTACTTGCTCAATGCCTTGCACTTCTTCGGCTCTAACGCCGTCTCCGCCAAACAATACTTTGAAGCCTTTCCGAGTGGCTTGGTCAGCATAAATGTCAACAATGCGACGAGGCAGCCATTCACCATATAAATTCTCCAGCTCCTCTTGCGCTAGGAAAATTGTAGCCGTGGTCTTGGTGTACTGGCCCTTGTCGCGACTAGTGCCCATGCCAATGAGCACGTTTTGCAGCCCGTCAGCACGCAGTCCGCCCTCAGAAGCATGCCCCAAATCGACCATTTCGTTATCCATTGACTTTCTTAAGGCCATTATGTATTGCTTTCATTCTAAAAGCTGGCTACATTGGCCTGGTTGTTATGGCCAGTATGGCTAGCCCTCTGCAATTTGCTTTCAGCGACGAGCAGCGCAAGGCTGTCTACGCCGAAGCCCACCGCCGTCAAGCCGTCAATTCCGCACTAGGTCTTAGGGGCCGGAATAATGGCCCAGCCTCAGGCAGCGAAGCCCTCCGCCTCCACCTCATTGGAGCGGCGGGAGAGATGGCCGTCGCCGCCCTGCTCGATATGGAACACTTTCTCTACCAGGAAACCACGGCCAAACGAGGCTCCGCAGACCTCCCTCCCAATATTGATGTTAAAACTCGTGCTCGCCACTACTATGATTTAGTGGTGCAATTGGATGAAAAGCCAGGGAAAATATTTGTTCTCGTGACCATTGAAAATCGAAAAACTCTTGTGCATGGCTGGATAAAAAGTGAAGACGCCATGAAAGATCAATGGAAAAAAGAGCACGTTAAAGGCCGCCCGGCCTTCTTCGTCCCCAAGCACTATTTACAGCCTCTTTCGTCATTATTGTAATGCTTCGCTGTTCAGACTTTGCCAAACACGCTCTTCATTTAGAGCTTTTCCATAAACAGGCTGAAATTCTCGATGAATTTTTTCAGCCCGGCAAGTCGCATGCAGTGTGGGCTCTCGGGCGACGCTCAGGCAAGACGCTCATGGCAGCCATTGCCTGCATCTATATGTGTTTCGTCCTAGAAGAACAATATCGTCGTAAAGTAAGAAAAGGAGAACGCTGGTACGTTGTAACTGTTGCAAACAGTCAAGATCAGGCTCGTATTGCCCTAAACAACATCCGGCAGCTCATCATCGAAAGTCCCTTCGCTCAGGAGATTGTTCGTGAAACTGCCGACATCATTGAAATTAGTAACCACTGCGTTTTTAAAGCTATACCAACTTCCGGGCGTGCTGCTCGTGGTCTCGCTTGCGCCGGTGCTGTTTTTGATGAACTTGCATTCGCCACAGAAGGCGATGCTAACTCCGGCGGACGTGGCATTTATGACGCTCTTTCTCCTTCTATCGCTCAGTTTGGCGGTCATGGGCGCATCCTAGAACTCTCCTCTCCATGGCTTACTGACGGCATCTTCTATCAGCATTTCAAAGAGGCAGCGTCTGGTCGCTTCCCTTTCATGCAGGCCATTAACCTCCCAACGTGGGAGATGAACCCTCGCATTTCGCAAGAGTTTCTTGACACAGAGAGGCAACGCGACCCCGAGAAATTTAAAGTGGAATATGGCGCTCAGTTCGCCAGTAATCTTTCCGCTCTTGTTGCTAGTGATGTTGTTGACGCCTGCATTGATGACCGTCGAGCGGCTTTACCACCCAGAGCCCAATTCCAAGGTGCTTATGTCTTGGCCTTGGACCCTGCCCGAGGTGGGGTTGGCCGTGATGATTACACTGCTTGTATTGTTCATTTTGAAAACGGCACGTTAGTCGTTGATAAATTCCATTCCTTTGCCGCTGACTTTGAAATCAACGGGAGGATGGAAGTGAATATC